CTACAATGTCAGAGAATAAGAATGACATCTCTTTACGTTCCCCACCCAACTTCAATAGCTCTGGATTCTTCTGTAGGATAGCTACCTGTCTTGGATCTAGGTAATGCTCAAACTGTTTCCGTAGTAATTGCTTCGCTTTAAACTCTACAATGAATCGACCGAATACCGACGTTAAACCAACCACTAATAAGGTCGAGAATGCCATAGTAATATCAATCAGGTACAGGTAGTTGCTCCAAGCATACCACGAGCCATACACAAGCCCTGAGCCAGTACCAACAAAGAGTAATCCGATTAACCAATAAGGAGCAAACCTTGATATGATTACAATAAGCAATCCAAGGATTAGTGTTGTTAATAACTCAGCAGTCTTTGACCAATAAGGTCTCTGGATTATTTCGTTGTCTAATAGGGTTTGTAATGATACTGCGGCAGGCATAAAGTTAAACTGTGGACCTTTCGGGGTAGCTATGATGCCTCCGATTCTAGAGGTCATTGAACCAATAATAACTTTCTTACCAGCAAGGGCAGACAAATCAGTAGAGGCAGCAGATACTATAGTGAACTCTTTGTTCCATCGTAACCATATCTGGGCGTTGGCGTCAGTCTGAATTATAGGAAAACCTTTAACCCTAACCTTATCAATACCACCTGCATGTGATTTAATAGCAGCAGACGGTATTCCTTTCTCGACCCTCATTACCTCTATTGCCATTGAAGGGAATACGTCTTCCCCTATAGCCATGAATAAAGGTAATCGCCTAACAACACCATCTATCTCAGGGACGGTATTAAGCACACCAACTCCTGCTGCGTTCATACCAAGTAAAGGTATAGGTCCGAGCATACCACTCCAAGTATAGAGGAAGGGTAGTGGGTTTTGTCCTATCTTAGCAATTCCACGAGGAACAGCGTTTTTGTTCTCTGCTAATTGTGTGGATCCCACTTGAGCTATGATAACCCCTTGTGCTCCCACTATTGCTTGAGCTAATGCCATATCACCACCGAGTCTATCCTCTTCGGTCATAATGATAGGGACGATTATCTCATAGGCACCTGCTTCCCTCGTGTTCCATATAAGGTCAGCAATAACTTCACGTGACCATGGCCATTGACCATACTTCTCCATTGCCTCTTCGTCTATAGCTAGTATAGCGATGTCGTCGGATAAGACTGGTTCGTCTGATTGTTGTAGGATATCGAATGATTTAAGCCTTGCTATCTGGACAACAGAGCTATCATCGAAGTGAATGTATGTCATGAATAATGACAGGACGAGTGGTACTATTAAAGTTAGTTTCATACCAGTATATATATGTTTTTTTTTATAAATAATGCTATGGAAAGTTATTTAAGTCTTATTACAGATGTTGGTTTCCCGATCGTAGCTTCATTGGCTGGCGGTTTTTTCGTATACCTCACGATTAAGTTTATACTTGATGGTGTGCTGCAAGACATAAAGACTCAACGGATGTTCGTTATTGCCTTAGATAATAGGGTTAAGACAATGAACAACGAGATCGTTAGAATCGATATGAAGATGTGTAGGGCGTTTGGTATTAAACCAGACTGGGATAGAGTTGCCCGTGCCGATGGCCAGAAAGACGCAAGGAAAGATTAATGGATATTGGTGCTGCAATTAACCAGTACGGGTTCCCTATTATCGCTGCTGGTGGTCTTGGTTACTTTATATACTATATTTGGAAGTGGGTTACTACGGAAGTGGACCCTATAATCGGAGAGTCTCATATGACTCTCATTGGATTGATTGATAGAATCAGAATGTTGGATAACGATTTAATTAGGTTAAACACCAAATTGGATATGGTTATACAGCAACAGGAATTAGAAAATGGTAAAAAGAATATTGTTCATAGGTATGTTGAGCCTGAGTCTGACGACCCAAGCGAGTAGTCTAGGATTCAGTTTTGCTAACCCATCCTTCAGTGGTAATGGGTTCTCTACACACGCGCTCTCAATAGGCCAATTAGAATTCAACAGACAAAAAGATATAGACGATGCCGCTGCGGCTGCAATAGCTAAGGCTGAACGAGACGAAAAGAACTCGGTCATGAATAAGTTTATCACTAACGTCGAATCAAGAATTTACGCAACATTATCCAAGCAACTCGTAGAGAATATGTTTGGGGTTTGTTCAGCGGAGGAAGTCGAAGCGGAGACTTGTACGGTAACTACGAGTGGAACAGCGACTTATATGGGGGCTACAATGGTGTGGACTAGGGATGATATTAACAATACAATCACTCTCCAAATCACTCAGCCCGATGGTACTGTTACAGAGATTATAGTACCGATTAAAGGTTTTGGATTCTAAATGAAAATATTAATACTAGTGGCATTACTCATAGCCTTAACTGGCTGCTCAACACTAACTGGTGTCGTTGAGTATACAGCTCCAAGGTCGCAAGAAAACCCCTTACAAAGTGTATTGGATGAAGTCCCTGCTTTAGGTGGTGAAAAGATTACTGTCGCTGTATATAATTTTAAAGACTACACGGGGCAACGGAAAGCGGTAGCTAGTGGTTCGAGTTTAAGCTCTGCTGTTAGTCAAGGTAGTCAAGTATGGGTGATTAAAGCATTACAAGATGTTGGCCACGGTACTTGGTTTCAAGTAGTAGAAAGGGGCGCATTAGACTCTGTGGTTAAAGAGCGTCAACTAATTAGGAATACGAGGGAGTTACACGGTGATAAGGATGTATTGGAACCGATGTTATTCGCTGGTATTATTATCGAGGGTGGTATAGTAGGGTATGATTCAGACGTGATGAGCGGTGGAACAGGCGCTAGAATGCTAGGACTTGGTATGCAAGAAGAATTCAGAATCGACTGTATAACCGTAGCAATGCGAGTTATATCAGTGCAGACTGGAGAGGTGCTGTTGAGCGTGGCAACGGAGAAAACAATCGCTAGTAGTAGAACGGGTACAAGTGTGTTTAAATTTTTAGATATGGGTACTAAAGCTTTAGAAATAGAAAGCGGGAAGGGGTTCAATGAGCCGATCAATTATGCCACACGGGCAGCAATTGAGCAAGGCATAATTGAAGTAATTTATCAAGGCGCCAATAAAGGGCTTTGGGGTTTTAAGGGAGTAACGAATGAGTAAGCTAACAATGCTGAAATTCTTTATATTATTTTTTATGAGCTTTGGAGTTATGGGTAACAGTATTTACGTAACGCAGAGTGGTGCGGGTCTAAACTTGGCGATAGTTCAAGACGGATCTAATAACGTATTTGGTACATCACTAGCTAGAGTTGTATTGACAGGAACAGGCGCAGAGTGGACTATGTCCCAGATAGGTAACTTAAACGTTATTGCTGCTACAATCAACGGTAGTACATATACTGGTACTTGGGCTATAACAGGTTCGTCAAACGATATCGTGTTTACATGTGATACTGCAGGTGCAGGGAAGTGTGAGAGCGTAGACGTTGACGTATCTATTAATGGTGACTATTCTAATATTGATATTAATATAGGCGATATAGCTGCAGCAACCAATACTAACGTTAACTTAGATGTTGATGGTAACTATAACACATTCGACGCGGATATTGATGGAACTTCTCTATCGCAAGCGGCAAGCCCAGTAACTGTTACGTTGGATAACACCTGTGCTACATGTGGAACTGCTACAGCTGATACTAATAACCTAACTATGAATTACGATTCTAGCGGTAATGGAGATGTTGACGGGCACGAACTAATATACACCCATATTGGTACAGGTACTGTTGATGTTATCCAAAGTGGTACTGAGGACATGTTAATTGACGCCACTATCACAAGTACTGGTGCTGATGTTGATATCACTCAGACAGACTAGTCTATTATTATTATTCGTAGCATCGCAGAGTCAGGCGTTTATCGGTTCGGTAACTGATTTCTCTGGCTCTGCTGCTATTGAACGTGATGATGGGTTTGAAGTATATGATGTAGAAAACGACCTTACTGTTGAGTTATTAGATGTTGTTAATACCGCTAAGGGTAAGGTTCGGATAGAGTTTATAGACGATACTCTAGTTGATGTAACTGAACATAGTAAGCTGGTGATAGATGATTTCGTATATGATCCTGTCAGCGGTGAAGGTGGTTTAAGTTTAAAAGCAAGTCTTGGCACAGTAAGATACGCTTCGGGGCAGATAGCTAAGAACAGCAGACAGAACGTTCTTATTACTACACCGAGTGCAGTTATCGGAGTTAACGGTACTGACTTTGCTATGATAGTTAATGAGATAGGTGGGTCAATGATTACATTGCTACCGTCTTGCGATGACTCAGGTATGTGTGTAATAGGGGAAATATCCGTTACGACAGACGCTGGGTTTGTTATAATGAATCAGGCATTCCAGACAACATACGCGGACGCGGCTGGTATTAAACCAACGAAGCCAGTCATACTAGATTTAAGTGAGGAGATGATGACTAATCTCCTTATAATAAGAAAGGCTAAAGCTCTAGATGAAGACGGAGAAATTGCCGCTCAAGAAGCTAAAGATAAGCTGAGTGATATACTTGGTGTTGACTTCCTGAGTACAGATGCGTTATTCTCCAGTGATTTGGATGATGATGATGGTGACCAGAGATGGAGAACTGAATTAGATGATAATGATTTCTTCTTCGGTGAACTACTAGGTGACATATTAGAGCAATTGAACCTCGCATTAGCGAAGCAATTGAGAAGTGATTTTGATAAAACCTCTTCAGCGAATAGGCAGGGCTTAGACGAAGAGACAGGGACACGGCTCACTGATTTAGACGGTGTGTGGACTTTATCAAGAACAGATTTTGAAACTGGCCAGAATTGGTCATTAGAGTTAGATCAGAACTATGGGTATATTATCGACTTTGTTCAGCAAGACTTTGAATGGTACGACTATCGCCTTGGTGATGGGGATAACGTTATCAGCATCCGTCAACGCGAATGAAGCTTATATAAGTGTCAACGGATCTGGGGTTGATTTAGCTATCACCCAAGATGGAGATAATAACCAAGTTGGTACTTCGACTGATAAGTTTAGTGTTAACGGTACTAGCAACACCTTATTCATACTACAAGAAGGACAGTGGAACCAAGTGTTTTACGTCGGTTGGTGGGGTTCTCAGACACATACTGGTGGTGATATAAAAGGTAATAATAATAACATAAGGGTTGAACAGTATAATACTACAGGCACTGATGTTAATAAGGTAGGTATGCATATACCGAGCAGCGATAATAACGTACACGTATGTCAAGGGAAGTCGTTCGATGATGCGGCTGATACCACCTGCTCAGGTACTGTGGATGAATATGGTGGTCATACAGCGGTCATCGACTTACATGGTGGTGGTAATGATGTAAAGATTAGTCAACAATCGGGTACTGTTAATTCAGACCATACGGCTAATATATTCACATACGGAGGGGATGATAATAATATCTTCGTTAAACAAAATGGTAATGGTAACAAATATCTTAATATGATAGTAAGAACCGATGGAGGTTCACAGAGTATCATACAGGACGGCAGCGGAGCTCATACCGCTACAATAGATTTGGGAGGTTCGTATAAGACGGACTTAGATTTAACGCAGGATAGCAGTGATAATAAGAGCTACACTTTAACACAGAACTGCCAAACTATTGGTGGTTGCTCGCTTACAGTATTACAAAACTAGGAGATTATAATGTTTGAAGACACACTATGGATATATACAGCAATTGCGGGTTCCTTAATTGGAGCAGCTTCTCTGTTTTATATCAAAGATACCAACATAGGGTTATGGGCTTATGCTAAATTTGATAGCATCATCGACTTCCTTAGAGATAGGTATGGTTGGACTTGGCTAGATCAAGATCCAGACGCGTGGAAAAAGGTCAACCCGAGGATATCGGCTAAGATCTTAGAACTAGAAAACCGTATTAAACAATTAGAAGGGGAAGTATAATGGGAAGCAATATAGGATTAATTGGAATGGGTGTGATCGCTATATTCGCGACGTCATTTATTAAAGTGGCTGCGGTTGGTGCAATCGTATGGGGCATTTATAAATGCTACAGAGATTGGGAGTTAACTGAATGAGTATCTCGGAATTAAATGTAAAGGAAAGGAGTTTATTGTTCGCTACATTAGCAACAATGTCCTATAATAAAGTCACAGCGGTTCGTAAGTCTGTTAGGGAATTCGGTTTCACTAAGGTTAAGTTCTACAACTTAGAAGGGGCTCAAGCGTATAGATTTGAGAGTAATACAGACGTTGTTATAGCGTGTCGTGGAACTCAACCAACAGAATTTAACGATCTTGCCGCAGACCTTAAAGCTTTCCCTGTAAAATCAGAGACAGTATCACGTGTACATAGGGGCTTTAAAGCGGAAGTTGATGTACTTTGGCCTGCTGTATCAGTTGATGTTGAGTGTGTTAATAAGCGTTTATGGTTCTGTGGACACAGCCTCGGTGCTGCAATGGCAACTATTATGGCTGGACGATGTGCTGCAGAGCCTGAATTCACTACTCCAACTCAGCTGTACACCTTTGGGTCTCCTCGTGTGGGTTGGCCGACCTATGTTAAATCATTAAAGGTTGATCATATCAGGTGGCAGAACAACAACGATATAGTCACCCGTGTACCTTTACGCTTAATGAATTATAAGCATCATGGCAGGTTGCACTACATTAACAGCAAAGGCGCTATTAACGCTACAGGTGAATATAGCATTATTAAACGGTTCTTTGATAGGTTAAGTGGTATGTTATCTGGTCTACTTAAAGGGTCTATTGATAACTTCTCCGATCACTCTATGGATAATTACGTATCCGCTCTGAGTGAATGGGTAAATACACAAGATAGATAACATATAAATAATAGAAAAGGGAATAAACGACATGACTCCACAAGATTTTAGCGAACAGATATCGATGTTAGTAACACCATTTATCAGTATGATGATTGGTATTATCATAGCATTATGGGTTAAAGACTTCGCGGCTAGTATGGCGAAGGGTATGTCGTTTAAACTATTCGGTCCATTTAAGGAAGGGGATAAGGCAATATTAGACGGTGAGTCTTGTGTTGTCGTGAAGATAGGTTTATCTATGACTGTTTTTGGTGTACAGGATGGAGATGACTATATCTGGAGATACGTTCCTAACCAGAAAATCGCTAACTTAAAGCTTGGTAAAGTTATAATTAGCAATGATAAACTATAAATATCTTAATACACAGACATCAAGAAAGGTTCAGGAATGGATAATAGGATCAACGAGCTGGAGAAACAAGTGTTCTCACTTCAAGGCCAGACGAAACAATTAAGAAGGACTAAGGCTGAATTACCTCAGTGGATGAAAAATGCCACTGTTGTGATACTACTAGGTATATTCGGGCAAACTGTATCGAGCACGTGGTGGGCATCTGAAATCACATCGAAACAAAAACAACTAGTTATAGACGTCAGAGAGAATAGCGATTATAGGGTCTCTGCGCAAGATAAATACCAAGAGATAATGATTGAACTAAGTAAGTTGACTCTTACTCTAGAGCTATTAACCCAGCAGAATCAGTCTCTATTAGACAGTATGCACTCACAATAAATTAAAATAGGAATACCATGAAAACAATCAACCAAATCAGAGAAGCTTCTCAAGCCAAATGGGTAATCACTGTTAAACAGAAGTTCAACGGCTTAAAGCTTAAGGACTCTGTAGAAGTAGTTGCACGCGGAACTACTGAGGCTTTGAAGAAAGGCGCTAAGAAACTTGGTGTTCCAGAAGCTTGGAAGCATGCAGGCGTATTGGACGTTAATAAACTATCGGAAGGTACTGAGTCTCTTGATGAAGTAAAGGGTGATAAGGCGGCTTATCAGGTATTCTTCAATAAGACCTTAAAGAAGTACGGTGCTGAATCTCCAGAAAGCTTATCCGACGCAGACAAAAAGAAGTTCTACGACGAGATTGATGCAGGCTGGGAAGGCGATAACGAGGAAGACTAGTATGTTGACTTTCAAAGAAGTGATGGAAGCTGTTAGTGCTGATGGTAGAACCAAAGGCGTTAAACAGGCTATCGAACGTGCAGCTAAACGTAAAGCCTCCAAGCTATCGGAAACAGATAAGATATTAGCTAAGGCTAACTTATCTATCTCTGGTATGGGTGAGAATATGACTGCTGGTGGTTCTGTGGGTACTGGCGACATAGACACTTACGAAATGCCCCTTGGTAAAGTAAGGAAACGTAAAAAGTGATGAACTTTAAAGAGTTACGGGAGAGAACTAAATCTTCTGGAATGGTAAAGAAGCCGTTGGATAAAGCAACGGCTGCGACTATGAAGATGACAGTTAAAAATGTACATACTTCATTGGACCGATTAGCTTGGCAACTAGAGAATCAGGTTGAGGTCGATGGTGATATGACACCCTCTATTAAAATGATTGATGCGCTAATTAAAGATGCTAAAACTATCGAGAAAGAATTTAAGAAATTACTTAAAGTATAGTATAATTCTTAATATAATTCTTAATTTAAGTATGACTGTATTCCTGACGTTACCAGAAAAAAACAATACGCCTATATTATCTGAATACGGCACCAGAGAAGCCAACTTGACTAACGTTGTTGCTGGTGCTGCTGGGATTGATTACCCTAAATCTATGACGATTAATAGTGGTTCTTGGACTACGCAAGCCACTATATTAGTGTACGACGATATACTTCGGTTCGATAAAGGTACATTAACCAACACCACTCCGATCACCAAAGATAATTTTAAGTTTAGCACCTTCCAGACTAACATATTTTGGTGGGTTGATAACTTAATTGGTATGGAATCTGATTGGAGGAAGAATGCCTCCCCAGGAATTGTGGGTAATACAGCATATGGTTATGGGCAGTTCACAGAAGCTTCAGTGATAACGGCTCTTAATAGGTACACAGAGCATATCAAAAGGTATAATAAAAGACATACCATACAGATTAAAGTGCCTGAGTGGGTGACTAATGGTAAAAGACGGATTGCTGATAATAATTATCATACTGATATTATGGATGAATTATCGTATGACCAAGTGAGTGCGCTGATTATAATCCATGCACATTCTAAACTAACAAACGACTTTGATTGGGTTAAACTCCAACGGGCTGATGTATTAGCTGCTAAACGTATATATTCTGCTGGGCATCACACAGATCCTGATGCTAAGACTAAAGCCCGTATGGATAGTTTTTGGATAGATAAACATCAAACGGCTAAAGACCTAATAATAAAACAATATAAATAATAGTATACTGTTTAGGAAAGAATTATGGCAAGAGTAACTACAAGATCTGGATTGGTTGAACACGCATTAAGAGCGTTGGGTGCCCCAGTAATAGAAATTAACGTAGACGAAGATCAGGTTGAAGATCGAATTGATGATGCGCTTCAGTATTATCAAGAGTATCATTCAGACGCTGTTGTTCGTACCTACTACAAGCACCAGTTAACCGCTGTGGATATAACTAATAGTTACATCTCAATCCCTGACTCAATCACTTCCGTTGTGAGGTTATTAGATCTAGGTATGGGTGGTTCTTCAGAGGCTCTATTCAACGTCAACTATCATATGCGTTTATCCGATATGATGACTATGAATACAAGCTCTAAAGGTCTTCAGCTATACGCTCAAAGAACAAGCCACTTAGCTCTATTAGACGATAGATTAAACTCTACAGAATTACTAAGATTTAACCGTCACGTAAACAGACTACATATAGACGAAGGGTTCAACGACCTTAAAGGTTCTGTGTGTTCTAACGTGGCTTATACTACTGAATCTACATGTACTGCGGCTGGTGAAACTTGGACTGCTGGTAACTGGATCATTATAGAAGCTTATCAGATTGTAGACCCTGAGACATATACTGATGTTTACAATGACATGTTCCTTAAGAGATATGTAACCGCCCTAATTAAACGTCAGTGGGGACAGAACATGAGTAAGTTTGAAGGTATGCAGCTTCCTGGAGGCGTTACAATGAACGGCTTACAAATCTATCAGGACTCTGTGGAAGAAATTAATAAGCTGGAAGAAGAAATGCAGGCAGCTTGGATGTTGCCTGACGATTTCCTTATGGGGTAACTGATGGCCACTAATGTATACTTCAGCGGTTCAGTAAAAAGCGAACAAGGCTTATACGAAGACCTTATTATAGAGTCTATCTCTATCTACGGACAGGACGTTATATACGTCCCTAGAACACAGATAGCTGACGACTCTATATTAAACGACACATATTCTAAATTCGACGACGGCTATACAGTTGAAATGTATATCGAGAACGTTGATTCATTCGAAGGTGACGGAGATCTACTATCCAAATTTGGATTAGAGATTCGTGACCAAGCTACATTCATTGTGGCTAAACGTAGATGGGAAAAGCAGATTGGTCTATATGACAGCGATGTCAGACCGATGGAAGGTGACTTAATATACCTTCCTGTAACTAAGGCTTTGTTTGAGATTAAATTCGTTGAACACGAGCAACCATTCTACCAATTACAAAACCTTCCTGTATATAAACTACAGGCTGAATTATTCGAATACTCTAATGAGTCTCTTGATACAGGTATTGAAGGTATTGATTCATTCGAAGCTACCAACTCAGACTTATACACTTACTGGGTTAATGCTGGAACGGGTGATTATACTGTAGGCGAAACTATAACTCAATGGACTGGAGTTAACGATGACCTCGGAGCTCCTATCAATATATTGGGCGAAGTTGCTGCTTGGGAGGACTTAAGTGCTACCACAGGTAACTTGACTATCGTATCTCACGTAACATCGGACGGTAAGTTTAGAGAATTCTATGTATCAGCGGACGCTACTAAGCAACTTGTAGGTACTGAATCTGGTGCTCAATACGATGTACAAGAGATAAGAACATCTGTTGAAGGTTACGGTAGTGACTTCGAGACTAACGAAGCGTTCGAGACAGCAGCAGATTCTATTATAGACTTCACGGAGGACAATCCTTTCGGGATGCCATAATATATGTTTACTAATCATTTTTATAACTCAAGTACACGCAGAACTGTATCGGTATTCGGTTCCTTATTTAATAATTTGGAAGTTGTTAAGACCGATTCGGCAGGTAAGGTTCTACAGAAGATTCAGGTTCCTTTAGCATACGGACCAAAACAGAAGTTTTTAGCTAGGGCTAAAGACTTAACAGATCCTAAGATGGCTATCAAATTGCCTCGGATGTCTTTCGAGATAACCGATATGAGCTATGATGGCGCTTCTAGGGTAAGTAAGAACAAGAAGTATACAGCCGTTGATGTTACTGATACGTTAAAGCTTAAGACGTTGAGTTCTCCTGCTGTATATAAGGTAGGGTTTGAGCTTAACATAATGTCTAAGAATCAAGACGATGCCTTACAGATATTAGAGCAAATACTACCTAAGTTCCAACCCGATTATACTATCACCATTACAGATATTCCTGATATGGGTATTAAATCGGATGTTCCTATTGTATTAACAGGCGTTACTCTAGCTGACGAATACGAAGGTGACTTCCTTTCTAGACGAACTATAATCTATACATTGACGTTCGAGGTCAGAGTTAAGTATTACAACGGTATTGGGTCATCTAAGAAGATCACTAACACCGAAGTGTATTATAAAGACACAGACTCTCAAGCTAACATCGAATCACAAAAGGTCGATGGAACAACTACACCATATACTGAAACAATTGACTTTTTTAATGAGTGAACACTATGAGTGAACATATTGAAGACGACTATACCCACATACGAGACGAATTATACAGCCTAACTACCCAAGGCAGGGAAGCTATTGAATTGATGTTGGAAGTCGCTAGAGAATCTGAGCATCCGAGAGCGTTCGAGGTGCTAGGGCAATTAATTAAACAAAATGCTGATATATCTGAAAAGATAATGAAGCTGCAGAAGAGTAAGAAAGAAGTTGATAATGTTACCGATAATACTCCCCCTGCTCTTGGTGGTCCAGATGTTGTTAATAATAATGTCTTTATAGGTTCAACTGCTGAACTACAAAAAATGTTACGTGATGAGATAGTGATTGAAGATGCTGAGAATATTCATAGGGTATGACGAGGTTGAATCGGTTGCTTGGCACACTTTAGTTCATTCAATATATCGTCACGCAACCCAACCTGTATCCATAACACCCATTAACACCAAAAACCTTCCTATGTTCACACGGGAATTGGACGATAAACAATCCAACGCATTCTCGTTTTCTAGGTTTCTTGTACCTTACTTAAGTGGATATACAGGATACGCTATATACATGGACTGTGATATGTTATTGCGGACGGATATCTATAAAGTAATGGAAGAGATAGATCCATCCAAGGCAGTATCCGTCGTTAAACATAATTACACTCCTAAATCGACTGTCAAATACTTAGGTAAGACACAGTACGATTACCCGAGGAAAAACTGGTCTTCCTTTGTTGTCTGGAACTGCGGTCATATCTCCAATAGGAAGGTAACGGCTAATCTAGTTAACAACGCAGGTGGTGCTCACTTACACAGATTTAAATGGTTGGCTGATAAAGAAATTGGTAAGCTCGACGTTAAATGGAATTGGTTAGTAGGTGAGTATGACGGAGAACCAGAGAACGTCTGTAACGTACATTGGACAGTTTGTGGACCGTGGTTTACTGGCTGCGCTAACGTAGTGACAGGGTATAAAAACGTACCGTTCGCTGGGGAATGGTTTAAAGAGAAAGGATTGATGAATGGCAAAGCCTAATAATTATTTAGGAAACCCTAATGTAAGGGGTGCCGACGTACCACACGAGTGGACTAAACACCAGTTAATCGAATACAAGAAATGTATGGATAACCCTACATATTTCGCTATCACCTATTGTAAAGTTATCCACTTGGATCACGGTTTAGTCCCTTTTAAGTTATATCCTTATCAGGAAGATATGTTCCACCACTTCAACACCAATAGATTCTCCATTGTATTAGCCTGCAGGCAATCAGGTAAATCTATATCGACAGTAGCTTATCTCCTGTGGTATATCATATTCAAGGCTGATCAGGTGGTAGGTATCCTCGCTAACAAAGGCGACACAGCCCGAGAGATGTTAGGACGAATAACGTTGATGTTAGAGAATATACCGTTCTTCCTCCAGCCTGGATGTAAAGCACTTAACAAGGGTTCTATAGAATTTTCTAATAACTCAAAGATTGTAGCAAGGGCAACTTCCGCTTCATCTATTCGTGGTATGTCCATGAACCTAGTTTATCTAGATGAGTTCGCGTTCGTTGAGCAAGATGTAGAGTTCTATACCTCTACCTATCCTGTAATATCATCGGGTAAGACTACCAAGGTCATCATTACATCAACCCGTAATGGTATGAACAACATGTTCAATAAGTTATACGAAGGTGCTGTTCAAGGTACTAACGACTTCAAACACTTCAGGGTAGACTGGTGGGACGTTCCTGGACGTGATGAGGCTTGGAAAAAGCAGACAATAGGTAATACGTCAGAACTTCAGTTCCGTCA